CTGAAAGTACCATAACTGGCAACAATAATCGCATTTGATTGATCCTCTGTGATTTCACGAACTTTTTCTCTTTCATCAGCAGCTACTCCACCATGTATGAAGAATATTTTACGATTTGCTGACTTACTATTATTTATTAAATTATATAACACTTCACCATGTGACTCTACCCTACTATAAAGTAAGAGCGTATTTCCCTTTTGATCTAGTGCTAAGTTTTTTAAAAAATTATTTCTTTGTTCATGTTGAATAAGGTATTGTATCTCATCTTCATATGTTTCAAACTTAATAGGCGGATGCCTTAAAACGAGACATGTAATGTCGAGTTTTGCTAATTGACCTTTCTCCATCAACTCTTTAGTCCTTGTCACCTTATATGCTGGACCAAACAATCCTTCCAACACCCACTTATGAGTTTGTGTACCATCAAGAGTACCAGTAAAACCAAACCGATACTTTGCAGTATGCAGTTTAGTCATGATTTGAACTAATGATTTAGATTTAAATTGATGTGCTTCATCACCTACTACAACATTAAACTCTTCAAAATACTTTCGTGGTAACTTATAGATAGATTGCCACGTTGTAATGGTGACTGGACATGTTGTCTCCTTCTCTCGGCCTGCGTATATTTTGTGACAGTATGTCGCAGCATCCCAACCGTAGTCTTCAAAATCTTTATACATCTGCTCTACGAGAGATGTCGTTGGGACAACTACAAGACTTTTTTGCCCTTTACCTGTATAGTACCTCACTAGAGCGTAAATCATCAAAGATTTACCAGAAGCAGTTGGTGATATCAATAATCTTCTATGATGTCTTAAAGCGTCGTACACTCCCTCTATCTGGTATTCACGTGGAGTATGACGAGATATAGCTGTCATATAATCTTTAACACCTTCCATCGATATCATTTCATCGACTTGGAATGGCGTACCAAAATATTTGTTATCTAAAAACTTATACTCGTAATTATAATTCTTACAAAAAGAAGTTATCTTATCTAATAGACCAACGTATATCTCCCCTGTGTGGGTGGAGAAAAGACGAATCTTCCCATCCCAGTGCTTATTTCGATACTGTGGCATGAACTTTGCCCCAGGTACTTCAAATGTAAAATGATCTGAGAGTTCTTGGTATATGTGGGGTTCTGCTTTAACCCGAAGAAAGACTTCATTCTTTTTCTCAATTTCAAGATCAACCATAACCAGCAATGAATTTCTGCCACTCGATTGCATTCTTAATTTGATAAGTTCTATTGTTTATCTGTTTAAGGATGCTCTCAATATAATTTAGGAGAGTTTCGTAGTAGTCAATTTTAAGATTTATTTCTTTTAATTTGTCATCTGCATCAAGATACTTGGTCATAGTATCCTTGTCTCTTATCTTCTTTCCAAAAGGATTTTTCTGATATACCTCTGGATCTGCTTTACCAGAGTAGTATTCATATCGTTCATGTCTAATATTTTTTCTCTGCTGCTCTGCTTTCTTTCTCAACAGCAAAAAATTATTAAACATATCATGGTACTTAGCATGTAGCGACGGTACTTTTAATGATTCTGTGTGTAGATTGTCTGGATCAATCTGTGAGTCTTTCTCCCACATACTTTGCAAAGTTTCTAAATTCACATTGGTGTTCCTTGGTTAGTCACTATTTCATAGATGGTGTATTTGAATGTTACTTCTGCTGTGAAGTAATCAATATCACCAGGTGTGGCATCAAACTGTAATGTTGTTAATTCAGTTGGCCATAGATCACTATATTTTACCATAAATTGGGGATTATTGGTAGAGTCTAATACCATTAATGTTCCATCACTCACTAGGTTATCTGGATTTTTTGGATCAGAATCTGCAAAGTCTGCTTTACCACTCCACAATCTATAAATTTCAGTTAGATTATCTGGAAATGCTATTCCACGCATCCAGTTTTGTATTTGCATATAATTTTCTAAATTCTCATCAACCAAGAACCTTAAGGTAAAGTCTTGGAATTCCATCTTATCACCAGGTCTTGGAATGTCCTTAAGATAAGTTGGTTGTTCAGCAGGTTGTATATTAAGTCCTGGTATCTGTGCAGTATTAGCAAAGAAACTTACCTTAGGACATTTGACCAATGTGAATTTAAATCCAATTGGTGAAAGGAAATTTCTATTCTGTATCTGTTTCTCAAAAGGATTACTTGTTGCCATCAGTTCACGCAGGTCTCCATTTGGCTATTTAGACAAAAAAAGAGACCCCCGAAGGAGTCTCTTGAGAAATATAAGCGTCTCGCTTACATGAGGTTCTTAACAGAAACACGTCTGTAGTAGCGGTTGCTGTTAACACGTAGACGGCCAAGTCCCTGAGTAACTCCCTCAGCGAATGGGTTTGAAACCATACCGTAACGAGTCTTAAACCCGATTTTTGGTTGGAATGTGTTCTCTCCAACTGCACGAACCATCTGTAGAGGAACGTATGGGCAGTAGAACAGACCAGCATCGTAAGGTGAAGTACCTTTGTAACCAACAACATAGTACTGGTTACCACCTGTTGCGTTAGCAGCAGTTAGGTTAGCAGAATATGGGTCGATGTATACTCTGTACTTACCATTGATTGTACCAGCAAATGTGTTACCAGTGTCATCAACGTTAAGGTTAGCATTAAGTGCTGGAGTGTAATCAAGTACACCTGCCATTGTTAATGCAGAAGCAACGTCAGCAGAAGTAAGGATGATGTTACCCTTTCCACGACGAGTTCTTTGTGCGATTGCGTTAGCATCTCTCTCTATCTGGAATAGAAGTCCCTTGAACTTCTCAACAGACCATCTTCCGTTTGAGTCGATGTCGAGGTCGAATACACCAGCAGTAGAGGTGTTAGCAACAGCACCTTGCTCAGCAACCTTGTAGATAGTTCTAATGACTTCCCTGTTGATTTCAGCAAGGATTTCAGTAGAAAGGATGTTAGCAAGTTCTGCTTCAGCGTTAAGGCCATGAATTGCCTTAAGGTCTTGAGCAAGCTCAAGTGAGTACTCAGCCTTGAGTGCTCTGGACTTAGCAGTCACAGTAACTTTCTCAATGCTGAATGCCATTTCAGCGAACTGGTTGTTCGTGCCGTTACCTAAGTTCTCGGCATCACCAGTTACCATACCCTGACCAACGTTATAGTCGGTTGAGGTTGCAGTACCAACTGGGTTTAGAACAGCAGGGTTGCTACCAGTCTGACTGATTGTACCAATACCAGCAGGTACATCAGAGAATGCACTGTTGATACCAGCAGATCCATCTCCACCGAAGTCGTTGGAAGACTGACCTGAGAAAGCAGTGTTTGCTTCGTTGTAGAATGCCTCTGTGCCACTCTGGTTAGTGTAGCGTGAGCGCATTGCAAAGATAAGTCCAGTAGGACCACTCATTGGTTGTACACCAGCAAGGTCGTAAGCGACCAAGTTTGGCATAGAGCGTCTAATTAGACTTATTAATACTGGGTCGAAACCAGCAACAGGACCAGCAGCAGTAGCACTACCACCGAAACCACCTTGGGTTCCAGCTGCATTACCTGCGTTGGTTGGTGATTCCATCAAGGAATGACCTTGACTGAATGCTTGCTCCTCTTTGAGGAATTTTTCTTGGTTTTCTAGTAGAACTGCGGTTACCGCTTTACGATGTGGATCGGTGATACCACCATCATGATCCAATAAGGGCTTCCACTTTTCGACTAGATGTTCTGATTGGAACATCTTCTTTAAGTGTGTAGTTTGATTTAATGTTTAATTCAAGGATTCATCTTGCCCAATGCACTCATGTATCTTTCCATTGAACCAGAAACCTGCTCAACAGGTGTTCCGTCAGTGGCTTCCATAAGTGTATCTGCGGCGGATGATTGAGGTGCAACCTTTTTGTCAGAGAAATAAGATTCTCTCAGGGTGGTTAGCTTCTCTTTGTACGACTCTTCACTTTCAAACTCAACACCTTCAGCAAGTGTAGCGAGCTTCTCTTTCTGTGTGGCAGCAAGGCCTTCAGAAACTGAACCAAGGATTACGTCTGAAGTAGACTCAGAAAGTCTCTTGTTAAGTGCAACGTTCTTCTCGATTTGCTCGTTGAGTTTAGTCTCCATGTCATCTAACTTCTCTACCATAGTAGAGACAACATCATATTTT